AGCGGGCAATCTCTTTCATGAGTTCAACAGTAGGAGTTTTTTCATACTCCTGCTTTGCTTTGATCATCTTCTTCTTGAAGATAACACGACTGTCGTACATTTTTTTCATCATTTGTGGCAGAAACCCATGCTTATCTTTACGATATTGGGCACCATTTGCACACACAGCAAACTCACCATCAATCTCTACTTGTTTATCAAGTATCTTATCAACGGTAGCTGATGGATGCCTGGTATCCTGGAGGGTTTCTGGTGAGATATTGTATTGCATAATGAGATGAGGGTATAGACTATTAAGATCAAAAGACACCACCCAATCATAGAATCCAGGAGTCGGTTCTTTGACATATGCCCCCGCATACTTTTCTGTCTTTGTTGCGCTTTCCTTCTTTGGCGGGATTGCAATCTTACGCCTCAAAAGTTCGCAGTATATGTAGTTATCCCACATACGAACCTGACTAAACACATCTTCATAATTCACCTTAGCATCATATGCCATGGTGTATGCAAGTTCAATAAGTTTCATCTTGTCATCCAGTTTGTCCACTAAGCGAACGTCATGGATGTTGTATTCAATAAACTTTTGCCAGTCGTTCTCATAGAACTCTTTGAACGTATCAAACTCAGAGTGATCTAGTTTCTTCTCACCTAGTTCTACGTTGCAAATATGGTCAAGACGATATGATTCTTGATTAGTATAAGTAAATTTTTTATACAACTCAAGATAATCTAGACATGAGATACCAAGGGTGTCAATAGCTTGTTGTTTACGACCCTTAATATAAATTTCACGTTGTGATACAAGTCTCCAGGGTGACAAAAGTTTTACAAATTTTTCACCCATCATACGATTGATGCGATTGTGAATGTACGGCATATCAAACAACTGCACATTCCATCCTGTAATCACATCAGGATAATTTTCTTGCCAATAGTCAAGGAATGCGCCCAACATGCTTTCTTCTGATCGGAAATGTAGGTAGTCCACCATGGCGTCTGTGTTATTCCATGCTCGTGCTCCGAACACAGTAATTCTACCAGTGAAACTATCCTTGATGGATATGGCAAGGATTTCTTGATCAGCGGATTCAATGTCAGGAAAACCGTTTTCTGCTGCTGTTTCAATATCAATTGTGAAAACACGGATCTTACTGGAATCAAATTTAAGTTCCTCTTCTGGATGCTGTTCTGCTATGTATTGATATAAGAAACGACTGTTGCCGTAGATGTCAAAGTTTTCTACTTCTTTGTATTGTTTTACAAAGTCACGAGCTTCTGTAATAGAACCAAACTGATGTGGTTCAACACAATCTCCTTCTAGTGTACGCCATTCTGAATAATTTTTTGTAGGCAAATACAGCGTAGGGTTGAAAGGAACCCTGACGCTGTAACGATTGCCATTCTCATAACCACGCACAAGCAGGCGGTTGCCTGCTTGCTCAACACTAGTGTAAAACTTCATTCAAGACATTCAATATAACGAGCAAGCAACTGCTTGCTAGGGTTAGTCACGACAATCAGATCAGAAGATCTAACGTTGAACTCACGTTCATCAGCATGTGGTGCCCATGGTTCAATCTGACCTTCATAGTCTACCACATAAGGTTCAACCATCCACACATCAGGGTCACCTGGTAAGGTGTCCCCTTCAGTTGGTTCTACCTGAGCAATGATCCACTCATTCGCTAGCTTGATCAGGTTCGCTTTCAGTTCCACTTAGTGCCTCCTCAGAGAAGAAAATTTGATCATCAGTCAACCCAACTTCACGAAGTCTATTCGCAAAATTATCAACAATATTATTATCAGGATACACAACACTGATAATATGTTCTCCACCAAGACGATGTTCTTCTACTGGAGAGAAAGGACACCAGCGAGAATATTGAATAGGAATAGTCCCATCATCATTCTCTACACCAAGTTCAAGAGTATATGGATACACCATACGGTATCCAACAACTCTATTGTTATCATCTTCATTACGAACTTCGCCAAACATGCAAAGAACGCTTTGTCCTGTAGTCAAATTTACAATACGAATATTGTGATTAGTCTTCAGTTGTTGTTGCGTCTGTTCCGTCATTTTCTAGTTCTCGCTTTTCGGTAAGTTTTTGTTGCCAGGCTTTTTCCAGTCCTGGTTCTGGGTTACTGATAGTCATCACACTATCATATGGAATTTTAAATTGCCAGTCGGTAGAATAAGGATTCCACTTACTAAAACGAACTTGATATTCCATACCATGTTGCTCAGTCAAATATTGAGGAGTAGCACCATCAAGATTTAGAATATAGGGGTCTTCCATGAGAAGACAAATACCTTTTTTGGTATCACCCTCTTCATCAAAAATCTCCTTTAACTCAGTAATGATACGATCTCCCGTTTTTAAAGTAACGATAGATACTGCCATAGGTTTTAGAGTTTGATTTTATTATATCACCAAAAAAAGGAGGAGTCAACCTGGATTTTGCCAGGGACTCCTCGCGGCGACGATATGATCTATTTAGAAGTGTTTTTTACGCTTCTGTTTTTCTGGTAATTCTTTCTTTAATGTAATTGAAAGTAGACCATCTTCAAAGTCTACACTTTCTACCTCCACATCATCTGCCATTTGCCAGTTACGTGAAAATGTTCTATATGAAATTCCTTTGTGTGCATAATCTCTTTCTTTATCAGGTGGAGCTTTGCGAGCAGAGACTGTCAAGACATTCCGTTCTGTCTCCACTTCAATATCTCTTCTTGTAAATCCAGCAAGAGCGAGTTCCAATACGGTTCTACCATCAGATCCATTAACGACATTGTATGGAGGATAGTTATCTCTTGATCCCGCAAGAGCTTCAAGTCTGCTGAATGTTTCATCAAATCCTAATGTGAATGGAGTATATGTTTCCCAATTAAATGTTACCATGTCCTTTAAAAGCGACGTTTACTATAGGACCCCGAAGGCATCCTGGCGTAAGAGTGGGACGGGGAACCGCCCCTCATCCTCTCACAGTAATATTTAACACTACAATAAAAAAGTGAGAGTCGTAAGAACCCTCACTATCATTACGGTTTACTCGCCTTCTTGTTTTTTACGACCAATATTGTATTTGGATTCTAATGTCCATTCACCTTTTTCTTTGAATGAAAGAACTTTAATTTGGTTGAGTGGAGCAAGGTCAGCAATTTTTTCCTGACTTTCTGTAGAGATATTTACAAGTCCCCAATCAACTAGGAGTTGTACAATACGATTACGACGTTGTACATCATTTTGTGAAAGATTTGTTTTCTTACCATCCAGGGCAAACAACTCTTTAAAATGCACAATATAATACTTACCCTGTTTATGTAAGATATGACAGGACTGATAGATCTTTCTCTCTTTACGTGATGCTACACCAATCCTAGTCAGTGTTTCTCTCACCTTGAGGAAATCATCTGGTTCATTCAAGACGACTTCAACCATATCAGTCTGTCGCCATTGGATCTCAATTTCACCGCTCATGTTTACCACCTTTACTCAATGCTTTTTGTATATGATCTAGTTGATCCTTGGTAAGAATCCTGAGCGCCTGCAGAGCTTTATCGTCATTATAACCATAATACTCTTTAACTAATTCAAGATAATCAATAGAATCTTTTCGTGCCCAAGGAGAGAAACGCTTCCTTGGTTTCACACTATTTAGCAAAAAGTCATATTGTAACTTCTTTGGCAAGTTAGGATATTTGTTCATCTCATTGACAAACAAGATAGTATCAGTGAAAGAACTAAGGCACCTATTTACAATGTAAGGAGGATACTTTTTCTCAGCATCAATGTCACCATCAAGGATGTTCTTTTTGGATTGGTTGATGCTGTACAGGTAATCTTTCAGTTGGTATGCCATTGAAGTGTTTGTAAAATGATAGAACGTTTCCAGATATAATAAACAAATTTGTCACGACCAACTGGATCATAATAAGGGTTCTGATAGTAGCAATTTGATCTGCTTCCTTATTATTTTTGCCGTGTTTTTCACCTAGAGCTTTCGCCCATAGTCTCCATAGTTTAGAACTTCGCATTGACACCAACAACAGTAGCACCAGGGTTGCGAGCGAGTGCAACCTTACGGGCATCTTGATAGTCAACAGCGATGACTTCTTCAATAAAGACAGTACCTGCCTTATAGAGTTTTACTTCACACTTCATAGTTCAAAAGGACTAGTTCTTTTCGTTTTGCTTGATCTGTATTATAGGTCCCCACAGAACGCATGGTGTAAGTGTGTGCAAATTCTGCAAGTGTCCACCCATCAAAACGATCCTTCACAAGTTGAGAAGAATTATATGAGATTAGTTGAGGACCAACGAAACGATCACAAATGGTAGCAAAACCATCATGATCAAAACCTTTATGCATGTTTCCTTTGTTGCCATAAAGATTGTCTTTGATATCATACGGTGGATCAAGATAGGTAAAGACATCTCTTTCGTCAGTCAACAGTTGTTGATAGCGATCACATGTAATCTTCCAATCCTGAATCAATTCAGAATATCCTGGCAATCTTTTGATTCCACGCATTGAGAAGTTGGAATCACTTGCTTGTTTGGAGAAAGAAGAATTTGAAGTGAGACCACTGAAAGAACACTTATTGACAATGTAAAAATTAACAGCTGTCTGTATTGGATCGCGATCTCCAACATCCAAGTTAAGATAGTCCTTGGATTCATTAAAGAGATCCTTGGCAGACATGGGGTTAGGGTGCCTTTGTTTAGCGTACTCAAGTCTTTGCGTAATTTCATCACCATTATCCTGCAAGCATTTCCAGAATGTAGTAAGTGGTTCGTACAGATCATTGACCCAGATGCTCAGACCTGGATGCATTTTAGTAACATGCAATGCTACAGAACCACCACCAAGGAAGGGTTCACGGAACTCTTTAATCTTACTCATGTCAGGAAAAAACTGAGCAAGTTTCACAGTTGCCCTACTCTTACCGCCTGGATAACGGAGAGGAGTCTTCAGGGATTTCATAGTCTGGTTCATTATATTTAAGGTATTCCCAAAAGGTTAACTTTAATTGTTTTACTGTCATGCCACAGTGGGCAGCAGCTTCAGGCAAGTTCATTGTAGCACGAAACAATGCTTCATGCGCTTCCTTTACGTTTTCTGGCGTTGTCTTCACGCAGTTTTTTGTAATGTCTTTCAGGTTCTCTTTCCAATCTTTCATACATCTCCTCCATCATAATAAATTTAGGTTCCTTTTCAATGAATTTTAATAGACTCATTTATCTACCACCCTAACTTTAATAGGATTACTGAGGATATCAGCAAGTCTAGTGTATGCGACTGCTGTATATACCTGTGGAACGATGAACGCAACCATAGCTACGATCCAGAACAGGTAATAATAGTTTTCTTTGTTTTGTGTTCGTTTCATTTGAATTCACAACTCATCATGATTTCAGTAAGACATGCCAAAAGATTGATCTCTTGATCAGGAACAATAGGAATACTGTTCATGTATTTGGCAATGATAAGAACTGCTTCTGGAATAGAAGAAGGTTTCAAAACGTCATACAAACTATCATAGATTTTACGCATCACCATAGTAGGATCGTTGTCCATGTGTTGAACAACCCAGTTCTTGACTGTAGTAAAATCTTTTTTCTTTAACGATCCAAGAAGAGTATCAAGGTTAACGTCTGCAACATCCACAAGAATAGCAGAATTAATGCTACCCGTGGCAGCATAACGCTGACACTCGTTAATAAGCCTACGCCAATCAGGATAGTAACGTCTGACCAACTTAGCGAGAACTTTGTCCTCGTATTGAACATTCTCATTTGTTAGAATAGTTTTGAGACGTGTAAAAAACTGACCTTGCAAAGCTACTGCTTGATCAGGTTTAATCCTGAAGTCAACAACCGTGCAACGTGAGTGCAGCGGTTCAATGATCTTATTTACGAAGTTACAAGTGAAGATGAAACGGCAGTTGCCATGAAACTCTTCTACAGCGGTCCTCAAGGACAGTTGCACGTCGTTAGTGGTGTTGTCTGCCTCATCAATGATGACGACCTTGTGGGACGCTCCAGAGGTCAGAGAGACAGTTGTAGCAAACTGACGTACACGATTGCGTACAGTGTCCAGGAAACGTCCCTCGTCAGATCCATTGATGACGATGTAAGAGGCACCAATCTCTTCACACATAGCTTTTGCTACAGTGGTCTTACCGACGCCTGCTGTACCTGTCAGTAGAAGGTTAGGAAGTTCTCCTTGGTTGACAAATCCCTGAAACACTTCTCTAGTGCTATCAGGGAGGATGCAATCTTCTACAATGCTTGGGCGGTATTTCTCCACCCACAAAAATTCTTTACTCAAGGTTCAAGTGCAATGTAATAGGTCAAATCAACATTAACGTTGTTCCACTCAGAAATCAAGTGCTTGGAAACTTTGACTGTGTAATCACCAGGGAGAACACGAATGTTTTCAATCTTGAGATCAAGAGAATAGGTGCCAGTACAACAACCTGCCACGGTGAGATCATAAGTATTGCTGGTATCATTCTCCTTGTCGCGGAGGATCAGTTTGATTTCATTAGATCCTTCTTCAGAATAAAAAGTAAGATCAGGCAGACTGTATACAGCAGATGCTTTTTGCAGTGCAACTAGATCATCTTCGGAAAGACTAAACTCAATATCAGAACCAGGAAAATTTACATTCTTTTCTGGCGCAGACTTGAGGGTAATCTCAGGATCGCTAAAATAGTATTTGGCAGAAGTGCGCCCGCCACGAATGCTAACAAAATCGTTAGAGGTGAACTCAAGTTGAGGGTCATTAAACAGACTAATACCGCTAAGGAACTGACTAAGATCATAGATCGCGAAGTCAGAAGGAAAGACTTCTTCGCCAGTGAATTTTGCCAGAATGTTTTCTGCATTTGAAATTGTTCTGACTGTAGACCCCTGGCGGAATACGATGGAGGAATTAATCGTGCTGAAGTTCTTAAGGACATCTAGAGTCTTCTTTGATAGGATAACTTTGCTCATTGATTGTAGGTTTCGGTAACGTTGGTCTTGTCAGAGAAATGAAGTAGGAGTAAACCGTAGTGCAGGATTTTAATAATGTCCCGACGTGCAGTTCCTTTCTTATCATAACGTGAAGCATACTTCAGGATGTTGCTTCGGCAGAATGCTTCTGCATCTCCACATGCTTCAATCAAGTCTAACGTTTGGATACTGTCATTGCCAGCAGAGTAATGTTGGTTGTAGGTTCCAGAAATGTAATCACGTAACTCTTGGAGTAGAGCTTCTTCATTGTATTTTAGTGTCATTTAGCGGTCCCAAATATATTCAATATTATCATGGTAGCATTTAAAAACGCTTCCGTCAATCCCTTGCATATAAAGTTCTAGACCATCACCACCAATAATCTTAGCAGTGCGGACCTGAGCGCCTCGTAGAGTTACGAGACGACCCAGATAACCGTGAAATTTCTCAACTGTCTGCATTGTTTTCTTCCTCAGTGTTTACATCAGCATCAATCTTATCATACAGTTCAATAAATGACTGCTTGGTTTCTTCATCAAAGCGATTGACACATACTTTGATTGACTTCATACGATCGGACCAGATAGCATAGGCACGAATAATATGAACAAGACGACGGGTGGAAATAACCTCATCAATACCTCCATCTTTGAATGTTTTACGGATAATGTCTGCCCAGTTTGCGAGATTGGTGCAGAACTCTTCATCGTGCTTGCCAAGTGATGCAGCAACACGAAGAAGGATTTTAGTTTCAGTAGCAGGAGTAGGATACTCTTGCTCAAAAGTTAGAGCGAAACGCTCAAGGAATGCTTCGTTGAGCACGTTAGTTCCGATGAACCTACCGTCATCAGAACCTTTACCTTTAGTGTTGGCAGTAGCAATAATGTTGAATCCTGCAGCAGGTTCAATGTACTTGCCAATTTTTTTCAGGAAGATACCTTTGCCTTCCAATACAGATTGAAGACACAGAATTTTGTTGGAGGCAAGGTCCACTTCATCTAGAAGCAAGATAGCTCCCCTCTCAAGAGCTTCCACCACGGGTCCGTTGTGCCAAACAGTGTTGCCATCAACAAGACGAAACCCACCAATAAGATCGTCCTCGTCGGTTTCAATGGTAATGTTAACGCGAATCAACTCTCTATTTAGAGCAGCACATGCTTGCTCAACAGAGAAAGTCTTACCGTTACCAGAGAGACCAGTGATGAAAGTAGGATAGAAAATACCAGATTGGATAATTTTCTTTACATCAGAGAAATTACCGAAAGGAACATAGTTCTCATCCTTAGAAGGAATAAGATTTTGTTGAATAGCAGGAGCAGCAGCAGGTGCTTGATAAGTCTTCTCAAGTTTTTCCTGAACAGTCAGGTTCCACTTACCAATGCCTTGCTTGTAATCCTTAAGACGCTTCTTAACAGTAGCAAGAGAGCAGTTGAAGTGTTCAGATGCTTCAAAGAGTTGTTTGGTGTTTACTTCAGTACCGCACTGATCAGAAAGATAAGTAACGAGGTCTTCAGTTGAAACGGGAACGGGAGCGAAAGGCATGTGTCTGTGTTGTGTATGAATATAGTATAAGGGGTAGAGGGATCGCTAGCGACCCCTAGTGTACCAGTTTCTCAACTGACATACTCAACAAATGAGTTGAGCAGTTTTTTGTTGGTTGATTTGCTGCTGAGCATCTTCTTGAATGCACGAGAGATCTCTCCCTTCTTAGCACCAGACTCAACATTCAACTCAGTTGATTGACTCAAAGAATTGTTGGAGATTGCATAGAGAGCTGTGAATGCCTTGGTGTTAGGAATAATAGCAGACTTCTCTTTCTTCCATTGTTTTTGAACTTGAGAGTATCCTTGGTAATCAGCATACTTACCAACAAAATTTTGTAGTTGACTACCTGCAAGAATACGGAAACCAATAACATTAACTTCTGGATTACGATCACGCAATTGTTGAATAAAAGTATTGGTTACATTATCATATTCAAACTGTGAGTAAGTGCGACCAGTCTTACGATCACGAAGGACTTGATACCAATCAATCCTGCGAGGTGTAACACGAAACTCATCTTTGTGATCAACATAGATTTCATGACCATATGCTGTAGAGCAACCCTCACCATCAGAAAGAATGCAAAGATTAACTTTCTGTAAATCATTGGTTTGCTTGAACTCAGGAATGATGTAGTTCATCATAACGATTGCTTCATTCAAAGGAGTTCCAGAAAGTTGAACACCAAGAGTGGAAGAGTAAGCAGAATAATTTGAATAGTAAGCAGCTTCACGGAACAAATTCTTACACATACGCTCATACTCACGAGCATTAGAACGAGAAGAAACAAAGTTCATCATGTGGAAGTAACCTTCGTGCAAGAAGATCTCATTTTTCTTGATGTTTGGATATGAATAGTCATGACCATAAGTGTCATCACCTGCCATAGAACGTTCTGCCAATACCCATTCATTAGTGAATGCATAAACTTCAAATGGGATCTGAACTTTCTTACAGAATGCAGTCAAGTTTAAAACTTGCTTAACAGTTGCAAGGATCTCATGCTGCATAGAACCTGACCAATCAAGAAGAAACAGGAGACCATGATTCTTACCATCAGGCAACACAGTTATCTTTTTGAAGATGTCTTCGTTATAACGATAAGTGTGTAACTTTGAAGTATCAAGCACACCAGTTTTAGATTGACCAGCACGAGCGTAAGCGTCAGCAGACTTACGGCACTCAAACTCTTTAACAAGATAGTTAACCTCCTTCTGAGATTCCTTACGGAATTCGTAGTATTGATTGTCAACAACTTCATACCTTTCAGGTTCTTGTGCCTGATCATCAATCCAATTGTGAAGTTTTGTCCAATCAACGATATGTTTATCTAGGTTAACTTTGTTAGGAATCTCAACATAAACTGGATTGCGACCAGCAGACCTAGAAGAAAGTTTTTCAGCAGCATCATCAAATGAACGTTGAGTCTCAGAAGTTTCACCACCTTGATCTATATCAAAGTCATCTTCTTCTTCCTCTTCCATTTCTTCTTCAGGAAAAGACTGAGACTTAGGTTGTGGCATTGGCATTTGAGGAGCATCAGTTTGATCCTCATCATTTTTATCACTTTCTTCTGATTGCTGCTCAGATTGTTCGTCAACGGTGTTTTCAGTTTCACCCTCTTCAGGTTGATCAGCAGGAATTTCTGCTACCTGCTCAGTTTGATTGCTAAAATTATATACATCAACAGAAATTTGAAGAACTTCTTCAAAGGTCTCAGCAAGATCAGTACGTGCAACAAATACTTTCTCTTCAATAGAAAAAGGAATCATAGCACTAGCTCCAATCTTGAAGTGAAGATTGATACGGTCAATCAAACTGAAGGTGCTGAGATCTTCATCAAGGATACTGAAGAAGTCGATGTCATTCAGTTCTTTATATCCACCAGCAAAAGACTTACGAAGACCAGGAAACTTACGCTTCATAAGTTTCTCAATACGAGCATCTTCAATAACGTTTACAAAATCTTTAGGGCAGTCGGCAACATCTCTCCAGTCTTCGTTAGGTGTGAACAATGCATGTCCTACCTCATGACCCACAAGCATGTCAAACACAATGTCAGATGCTTTGTCCCAGTTAGGAAGAGTCAACACACGACGATCAACGTCAAACATTGCAGTTGTTGTGTTACGATGCTCTACAATTAGATTCTCGGTTGCGAGCAGTCTTGCAAGGTTGCCTTTGATTTCTTTGATTGACATGTGTCTCTGTTGCTGATGTATACATCATAACAACTAAACGGACTAGCCAACCAGTCCGTGTGTCACTTCGTTAACTGTCTCCGTTATGGTACTATAATTTTTGAC